GAGAGGGCCTCCTAAGAGGCCCTCTAGCACTCACATGTGCTGCAAATCGATTCCTCTAATTTATTAGAGGAGGACGTTTGTTCTCTGAAACAAAGGGACTAGATCTAGCAGTGCAAACCACTAGTTCCGCCCTCCCTTATAACAACAACCTTTAGGAACTCCATGCCCGGTTATGTCACTTCCTACAGGAACCCCGATGCTCTGAAGGGTGTACATGTTATGTACAGCCGTTATCCAGAGCAAGGGAGACCTCCTGAGGACATTGACCTGACCGGGTCCTTCCTTATGCCAGGGCAGATCGAATCATATCGATCTGCTAGTCGGCGCGGGAGGAGGGATATTGACCAAACGTACGATCAGCTTCTGCGCTCTGCGCAGGATGATGGTCGTCCGTCCGTGAGTTCTCACGATAGTGGTCATACCTTCTTCCGCAAGCAGGAGAGCCTGTCCTTGTCTCATCCCATGGTCCACTTGCGTGGATCTGGGGAGTACGAGAACGGGCTACCGGGAACCAGATGGTTCACCGGCCCCCTGTACCACGCGGGCGTTACCTCCAATGACCTTTTCAACCGTATTCCCGACATTAATGTTGGTTATTACGGTATGAAGGCCATTGAAAGGACGCGACCCGCGAAACCGACTGCGAACTACGCGCAATTCATCGGCGAGCTTAATCGCTTGCCGAAACTCCTTGTTTCGAAGGCAACCTTCTCGAATAAGGCAGCGCGCTACCGGGATCTTAATCCCGGAAACGCCTACCTTAGTGTCGAGTTTGGTTGGAAACCCTTCATCAGGGACGTGCTGAAGATAGTCAAGGCTGTTAAAAACAGCCAGAAGATTATCGATCAGTACGAACGCGACTCCGGTCGCGTTGTGCGTCGTTCAGCTGGCTTCGATCCTATCGTGACGAATCGTGAAATCCGTCGAGATTCCGAATTTTCATTCGGATTTCTCGATTCCAACGGATTTCGCGATTTTATGCGCGATAGGAATTGGAGAGGGACGCAAACAGTCACCCATACCTCTTCAGAGAGATATTGGTTTTCTGGAGCGTATACGTATTACCTGGAACATGGTAGAGATACCGTGTCGAAGATAAAACGTTACGAAGAACTTGCAAATCAAGTTCTTGGTACCAGGCTCACGCCTGAGACCCTCTGGCAGCTTGCGCCATGGAGTTGGCTCATCGATTGGTTTGTTGACATCAGCGCCATTACTGGCAATGCTGTCGCATTCTCGAACGATGGGCTTGTGTTGAAATACGGTTACCTCATGCGTCAAACAACGCAGAGAATCGTATGCCGGTCGGAGAACGTTAAGTTCTGGTCGCCCGGTTATGATGGAGATGTTACTTCCATCCGCACTCTCGTTCAACAAGAACGAGTGCGCGCAACGCCCTACGGGTTTGGTGTCAACTTGGATGGTCTAGACGACCATCAGTGGACCATTCTCGGTGCACTCGGCCTAAGCCGCGGTGGCACGAAAAAGATGAGGTACAACGAGTAGTTGTTACTCGCTCATCGAACAAACAGACATCTGCTACCTGTAGATGTCTTAGTAGTCACAGCAACCGCTGTGGCGAACAAAAGACAGGAACAGTGCCATGGCTCTCGCCGATACCCTTAGTCTCAAGATCGGATCCGCAACCACTACGCTTCCGCGTACTGGTTCGGATCTGCTCACTGGCTCTTACAAGGCCAGTGATGCCGGTCTGACCCTTACTGTCACTCGCACCGAAGGTGCGCGTGTTCAGAACCGGGTCCGACTCGATCACGAGAAGGTGGTGGCTGATCCCCTGCAGGCTGGGCGTAGCTCCGTCGAGAACATGTCGGTTGCGCTTCAGTTCAACCGGCCTCGCGGAGCGACCGTTTACACGGTTGCCCAGGCTGCGGAGATCGCGAAGGGCCTTACGGACCTTCTCACCCCCGCGCTCCTCGTTCAGATTCTGAACGGTGAGCACTAAGGACATGATCGACTTCATGTCGTTCATGTTGGGTGCTACAGTTTCTCTCGTGAGCGCCACGATCCTCGCAGGGCTGGTTGTTATCAACCGGCTCTTTGGGTCTCAGGCTTCACGAAAGCACTAGGCACCTCGGCAAGTAGAGCTCTGGCTATCGATTCCCTAGCGCAGAAAGGCGCAGGCGATGAAAAGCGAGATGCTGTTCTTGCAGCAACTCCTCCAAGAATTGGGGGAGTGGTGTCATGTGAGTACCCTCCGAGACTGGAAAACCATCTCGGAGCGCGTTGAAAATGAGGGACTATCCTTTCTTTGGATAGTCCTACCGAACTTTGGTTCGGGCCTCCAAAAGGCCTTGGACCAAGGATTCGTAAGCGACGACCTCTTCCACGGTTTCCGTGGAAAAGGCGGTCTCCCCCGATTTCTCGGGGGTTTCCTTCGCCTTATTTTCGATGAAGCAAGTGGTGTGTTGCTGGATGACCCTTCTGAAGATGCAATCTTTGCCGTTCGCCAGATAACAATGGCTTTCGGTAAGGTGCGCATGCAATGCTCTCCCGCAAGGGAGAGGAAGGCACTTGAAGGTTTCATCCAGTGTGAGAAGGAGTTACGGGAAGCTGACTCTCGCCGTACTCAGTCAATGACTGAGGACTTCGTGCGAGTTAGTTCTCTGCTTTGGGCAGAGCTTTTCTCAGCCGTAGATCTCGCGATCTACAGAGACGAGCTTATTCCAGCGCACGGGCCTGGTAACACAGCTGACAAACTTTCGGGAAACCAAAAGTGGAATCAGCAGACGTGGACCAAGCGTTTGGACGCGGTATTCCCTCACTGGGAATATCTCGTACCGAACTACAACTTCATTGAGAAGTTGTCCGCTGTAACTATCCTCGAACCTGGGGAAGAGATACCAGCAAAGGTGACCCTTGTCCCTAAGACACCCAAAACGCCACGTATTATTTGCCAAGAACCTACCAGCATGCAGTATATGCAGCAGGGGGTTCGAAAGCTTATATACGATACTGTCGAGGCCATTGACACGGCTAAGCAGTTTATCGGATTCCGTGATCAGACGCCTAATCAGCGTCTGGCCAGGGAGGGTTCCCTTCACGGGAAACTCGCTACGCTAGATCTTAGCGAAGCTTCCGATCGCGTTTCGAATCAGCTTGTACGCGCCATGTTGCAGCGATTCCCGCATTTATTTGCGGCAGTCGATGCGACTCGGAGCCGAGTTGCTGATGTGCTTGGTTATGGCGAAATACGCCTTGCCAAGTTCGCGTCTATGGGTTCAGCCCTCTGTTTCCCAATGGAAGCAATTGTCTTTACGACGATTGTTTTCATTGCAATAGAGAAAGAGCTCAACACACCCCTTACCCGCAAGCTCGTAAAGAGCATGGTGGGCAAGGTACGCGTCTACGGGGACGACATTGTCGTTCCCGTCGACTACACAAGCCGCGTTGTTAGCGAACTTGAAGCCTATGGGCTAAAAGTAAATGCTAGCAAGTCTTACTGGACTGGTAAGTTCAGAGAGTCTTGCGGAAAGGACTACTATAACGGTCGGGATATAACTCTCGCACGCGTTCGTAGTAGGTTCCCAACACAACGCAAGGATGCTGAAGAGATCGCCTCTTTAGTGTCTCTGCGGAACCAGCTTTATGAGCTGGGCCTTTGGAGCACTACCGAGGTTCTTACCGACATGATTGAACGGTTCATACCGTTCCCTCGTGTCGCGAAGACCTCTTCGATTTTGGGCAGGGTGAGTTACCTGGGTTATGAAACCCAGACTGTTCACCCTCACCTTCAAGCTCCCCTTGTCAAGGGAGCTTATCTGGTGGGTAGAAGTCCCGTCAATAGACTGGACGACTACGGCGCACTTCTCAAGTGTTTGCTTAGAAGCGGTGATTTGCCTTTCACCGACAGCAATCATTTGGAGCGTTCTGGACGCCCCGATGCCGTCGACATCAAGCTCGGGAGGCGTAGTCCCTTTTAGGGAATACGGGTGAGCATCACAACTCACCGCACGGAGACTTTCGTCTACCGGTAGGCTAAATGCCTACAGGAGATGCACCTTTACCTTCTTCTTATCCAATAAGAAAAGGACAAAATAAAGGCGGCAGTGCATCTCCGTGCCC